GCACCCATTAGAAGCTCCTTAGTTCTTACTTTGTTCCAAGATACAAGTCAATCTCACCCACAAAAGTACCACCAAAAGTAACAGGCCCGGACAGCCAGCCAAGTTCTTGGAAAGTCACCTGCTCTGCTGTAGTTGGAAAAGTCCAAGTATAAGTTCTTCCGGCTTCATCTGTGATAGTGAAAGTATTACCAGAAACTCCACCAGTCCAAGAACCACCTTTGATCTTGAAATTCGTTGTCCCAAAAGGAGTTGTTCCTGTCGTAGTGATTCTCCAGATACGTCCTGTGAAATCATTAGCCATTCAAGACTCCTTTCTTAGTTGAAGTTGTAAGAGTAGTGTGCTGTAAGGCCAAAGAAATCAACAGTGCCACCAGCACCTGCGGTGAAGTTTACATTGTCAATAATCTCCAAATCAGGAGTAACCAAAAAAGCAGGGCTGGTGACTGGTATGTTTATCACATAAGGATTAGCGCTAGCAGCAAGAGTTAGCCCATTAGCACCAAGTGGAATGATGTTTGTGATAACCGGAGCGGAGCCAGAGACAAAGGCGACAGCAGTGATTGAACAAGTTCCAAGAGTTGCTGCAACAGTGTTTACTCGATAGATTACATCTATCGAAGTGAGCATCATTCCTTTAGCTACTGGTCCACGCCGGATATAGCCTAGAGTTGCCATTTGATTAGCTGGAATTGGTGGATAGCCAGGACTCAGTCCGTCAGGATCACCACTGTTTGGCAGTGACTTCTGAGGTCCAGGCAGGGACAGTGAAGTGCCATACTGCTCCTGTGCAGATGCAGTTGTTGGATAGAATCCTGTACGAGAAAAAATCAACGCATCAGTTATAAACGTAGCTGCGTCTGTGGCGGGAACATGTAGATAGTATAGGCCACCGCTCTGTGTGTACGCAGCAAAGCCGGATGTGTCTACAAAATCTGATGGACCCCTGAACAATTGAAGATCAGGATTAGGCAAATCCTGTGTGATGTAACCATCTGTACCTGACATTGAAACTCCTTTCAGCTAAACCAAAAAGTCTTCTATTTCCTCAGCAAAGTCTGGGTGTCTAAGTTTCTCAACTGGTGCAAACTCTTCTTTACCGTCAGAGAGAACTTGTGCTATCTTCACATCACGTTCTCCAAGAAGACCTGGACCTCTGCGAGAGTTTGAATCTTGGCACTTACGACAAAGAAGCAAACCACGTTCCCATTTCATCGCTGCTATCTTTGTCTTTTCATCACATCTAGCACAATAACGCCAAGGGCCGGTGAGATGTGTATGCTTGATCCCAGTTGATGCAAAACCCATGATAAAGACCTAGCTTTCTGAAGTTTATAGTAGGAAGTCCCCCAAGGGAGCAGGTGGCTTAAAGAACTTCCTACCAGTGACTAGGATAAGATTCTATCCTAGTAACATCGTTAGAGACCTTACTAGGGTCCCTGAGTCCCCCAAACTCCCTGCCACCGTGGGCACCAAGCTGCAACTCTCATACGAGTTTTCTGCTTGATAGCATCAGTGTCAAAGTCATCATCAAAATCCGTAGTAGGAGATTCACGATTGATAACTTCAAGAGCATGATCTTGCTTATCAGCGACTAGGAACCATGCACTAGGAGAGTTGAGCCAAGGAACTTCGATGTTCTTGTAGTCTTCAGGTAGCAGGGAGTTAATGGTATTATCTCCCGTGTAAGGCTTGCCCGGAGAACCAAGAATCTCACGAACTAGGAAACGAAGTTCAGGAGGAGTGACAAGATTAACCCAACGCAAGCGAATAGGGAAGCCCATGTTGTCAATCATACGAGCTGCATGGTTAGTAGCCAATTGCAGTCCGGCCACAGAAAAGTCAACGTCTACAGCAGGACGATTAGGATAAGTTCCCGGTGCGGAGATGACACCAGCGGCACCAGGAGCAATCTGAGTAGCTTGTGCTCCACCAAGGAGAGCGTGTTGGTTATAGAAAAGTGGATTCCCATCAAATGTAGTTACCGCGGATGTGAAACCTTGGTTGAACACATTCCAAGCAATCATTTCCTTAGTGAAAGCCGAAGAACGTGCTAGCAGAGTCGGCCCTTTCTTGCCAACAATACCGTATTTATCATCATCGTACAGTTCTTTAGATGTACGAATACCCAGAGAGTAGGTCAACGGCTCTACACGTTTAGAAGCACCCTGCTTCATTTCAGTGTAGTAGGTTGAAGCATTCTCAGGCTTCTCAAGCAAGACCGACAATCCGGCCATTTCAAGTTCTTGCTCATATTCAGAATCCGAGTCTGACTCATGAAAAATCTTCGGATAATCAGAGGCTTTAAGTGCGTTATCAAGGCCGTCGAAATAAATCTTTCTCAGACCAGGCTGCATAAGCTGTGCAAACTTAGCTCGTACTTGGGGCATATAGGACTCCTTAGGCTACTTGGATAGCAGCAGTTAGAAAAACAAATGAAACAGGTGCGTTAAGATAAGAGCCGTATGGAAGTCCTATGATCTGAACTACAGCAGAAGCTCCAGTCTTACCACCGTCAACATACCAATAACCATTAGCATCTTTGGTCAATCCATATGTCAGACCGATATTCGCCTGAGTTGGAGTCCAGTTAGCTGCCACAGTGCCAGTGGAGTTGTCATATAAAGCTTGGAAAATATCATCCTGATTGGGATCCATGTAAAGCGTCCGGCCATCAGATACCGGAGTCCCTAGTGCTATATTAACACCAAGAGGTTGATTAGGAACAGAACCCCAAGTTTGGATAGCAATGTTGCCTGTAATTCCACCAAAAGGTGGTACAGGAGCACCAGCACCAGCTGAACCAAGGTTCAATCCAAAAGACTCAGAAACACCTAAGATTCCAGCTGTAACTGTAACCCCATCCCACTGTTGAACATAACCTGCACCATTCAACTGCACAGGCACTCCGCTAAGAAAAGTTTGTCCAGCCGCTTCAGGTTGAGCCAAAGTAAACGGTGTCGTGTTTGATCTATTCTGAACCTGAAGGATGGACTGATGAGTAGTAAGATTCGCTCCAGCCATTGATAAACTCCTTATTCTTAGTTAGGAAGTGCCTGCTACACTTCGGTTGAGGTTAAACTATGTCAGAATACAATGACTGACCAGTACCAGGTGTGAAGGGTTCAGAAAGATTATACGAGTCTTTCACTCTCACTCGCGGTGGACGATTGCGGTTAGCAAGTTGATCCAGAGAAACCTGAAGAGCCTTGCGACGTTTGCCGTAAAGAATACGTTTATGCACACGCATTGCAACAACATCAATGTATGTGTACATTCCTTCAGAGTCAAAAATCAAAGGAAGCTTGAAATCTGGATGAACATGCTCTTTAGTGAGCATCTCATAACCAGTAGCAAGAAGTTGTCCAACTCTACGTTGATCCCTAGAAGCCCAGACAACCTCATATTCAGGATCTTTGAGCTTGATGTTCATGTAGTCTGGGAGTTCATGCTCAATCGTAGGAATGTAAATGTCATTAGCATAAGCCTGAGGCTCAGTCAAAGTAGCCCAATTAGGCTCTTTAGGCTGTGCAGCTTCAGCACGTTCTGCTTGATGTTTTTGCAGAACTGCCTTAACCGCAGCTTCTAGCTGATCGTCAGAGATTGTCGGATCAGCTAGAACAGTTGTAACAGCCTTGGCTTTATCCGTCAGAGTGCCAGAAATAGGCATTTTATGGTCAATCTCAGGCATTAGATCACACCCTCTTTCTCTAAGAGTTCAACATAGTCTTCATACTTCAAACCACATTGCTTTGCTGCTTTACGAACATCAGCTGAAGTCTCAGCATCAAGTGCAGTCTTCTCACGCCCGCCAGAACCAGAATCACCGGCGCTACCTGTACTTGTTCCACGACCACCATTCTCAACACCAGCAAATCGAGATTTGAGTTTTCCTTCTGCTATCTCATCTGTATGCTTTCCAAGCACTGTGTGATAGCAGTTTTCAATATTCTGAGGGCTAAGCCGAAAATCTACAGCTTGACCAGCAAGCAGTGCATCGACCTCACGTTTGATCTCACCAGAATAATACTTAAACTTATCCTGATCCTCAAAAACCTCGCGCCGGACGTTATCAGCATGAACTGCTTTGATAGCAAGAGTTTGCCCCTCTGTAGCTCTACGAATAGCTTCACGAGGATTAGTGAGAATCAATTCCTCAATCTCAGCATTAGTCTGCTCATCACGTGACGTTCCGGCCACTCTTGCACGCTCTGCTGCTGCTTCAGCCTTTTCCCTGTCACGATCAGCTTTATCAGCCTGTACAATGCTCGTGAGGCCAATCAACATTTCTTCAAGTTTAGGAATCTTAGCTGCACCTTCAGCTCCGGTTTTGATCTGGATCATCAGCTCTTCAGAAAGAGCTGGATCTTTAGTTACAACTGGTTCCTCATCACGTTGCCACGGAAATCGTGCCATTAAATCTCACCCCTTTCTTGAGCTTGTCCAAATCTGGACTTTTTGATCTCA